TAAACTTGATAAGAGAATTACAAACCTAGAGTATTACACATCTCTCAATCTTCTAGAAAAAGAAACTGCTGATTTAGTTGTTAAAGATTCTGCTGGATTTGATAGACTGAAAAATGGTTTTGTCGTAGATAACTTTACTGGACATATTGTTGGTGATATTCAAAATCCAGATTATAACATTGCGGTAGATATGACAGAACGTGAAGCTAGACCAAAAGCATTCACTGACAATGTTCAAATGATCGAATCAGTTGCTAGTGATTCAAGTAGAAGTTCTTCAAACTACACAATGCACTCAGACGGAATTATTACTCTTCCATATACTGAAGAGGAACATATTAAAAATCCATTTGCTTCAGATAGTTTTGATACAAACCCATACAAGGTTGCACCATTTACTGGTGAAATTTTCTTAGTTCCATATTCAGATGATTGGAATGATGTTACTCGCCGTCCAGACGTTGTTGTGAATGATGACAATAACTTTGATGTTATTCGTGAACTTGCAGACGCAGCTGGTGTAACAGGAACAGTATGGAACTCATGGCAAGATAACTGGTATGGACGTAGAGTTCCAACCAGAACGGAAGTTCTATCTCGTAGAAATAATACTTCATCCCAAAGGGTTCGTGGTGGTAGACAATTCACAACTACACAAACTGTTAGAAGTAGACAGGTGTTCTCACAACAAGTAGGACAAGTTAGTTCTGGTATTAGAACTACTATGCAGTCTACAGTTGAGTCGCAAAATCTTGGAGACAGAATTACTAGTATCTCTATGATTCCTTTCATGCGAGCTCGTCCAATATCTGTAAACGTAGGAAACCTAAAACCAAAAACAAGGGTTTATGCATTCTTCGATAATGAAGATGTAAGTAACTTTGTTCGTCCTGCTGATATTTTCAAAGTCAATGGTTCAAATATTAGATTTAGTCCTAGAGATATTCAATCGCCTGGCTCAAGTGGTAGTACTGACTCTGCTCGATTTACAGATGGTGAAGATGATTTTGCAAATGCATTTAACTATGGTGACATTATTCGTAACCAAACTCACGTTGCGACAAATATATCTAATGTTGTTAAAAACAGTACAACAGTTGCAACAATAACAGTTGCTTCAGTAACAAATATATCGCCTGGACACCATGTACGACTATCTGGTATTGGTGGATCAACTAGACTGAATTTTAGAAATTCTAGAAATAATAATTATCTTGTCACATCTGTTAATAGTTCTACAAATACATTTACAATCACAGAAATTGATGGTAGTGCATTGGGTAGTATTGGTTCATACACATCTGGTGGTTCTTGTCAAAGACTTCAGGCTTCTACTCATATTAATATGGAGGGGCCAGGCACCAGATCAGTTAGAGAAGTTTTTGCAACAAATGTAATTAACGGATTTGCCGTAGGTGATGTTTGTACTGGTACAGTAAGTAGAAAAAGTCGTCTTGGTGGTGGAGTTAACCAAGTTACTATTACAGAAATTAATGGTAGTTCTTCAACAACAACAAATCCAACAATGAATTTGAACACATCAAATCTTACAACTAATTCAATCGGTCAGTTTGTTGGAGTTTTCTATCTTCCAAATACAGAAGAACTTCGTTTTAGAACTGGCGAAAGAGTATTCAGACTTATTGATAATGTCAATAACTCTAAAGAAACTGGTGCGTTTACATCAGCTGCAGAAAGAATTTATTCTGCAACTGGTATCGCAGAAGAGAGAGAACAAACAATCCTCAATGTAAGAAGAGCAGAGTTTGTTCGTGACAGAGTTCAAAGAGAAAGAACTGTAAACAGAACCCTTCGTGGTGGTGTCAATACATCCAGAAGAAGAATTAGAAGTCGATTTGTTGCTGATCCGCCACCTCCGCCTCCACCTCCAAGAAGAGGTCATGATCCACTTGGACAGACATTTATTAACCAAGGGGAAGAAGGTGCATTCATTACTAAAGTTGACTTGTTCTTTCAGACTGCTGGTACACGACCAGTTTACGTTCAGTTGACTGACACTATTGATGGAAACCCATCAAATAAAGTGATAGCACAGAAAATTCTAAAACCAGAAGAGATTAATGTTTCTACTGATGCTTCTGCTGCAACAGCATTTGAATTTGATTCGCCAGTATATCTTAAAGATGATGTTGAATATGCAATTGTGATTAAGGTTGATGAGCCAGGATGTAGAGTATTCTTCTCAGAGGTTGGTAAAACAAATCTTGCAGACGGTAGATTGATTTCTGCAAACCCATTGGCAGGAACATTATTCCTATCACAAAACGGACAGTCATGGACACCACACCAATATCGTGATGTAAAGTTTACTCTATATCGTGCCAAGTTCCAAACAACATCTATTGGTGTTCCAACATTTGTTAACTCAATTGTTCCTAGACAAAATTTACAAACTAATCCATTTGAGGTAAATACTAACTCAGCTGTTATTAGGGTTCTTCAGAAAAATCATGGAATGTCTGTTGGTGACAAAGTTAAAATTAGAGGTGTAACTGATGGATTGTACGGTGCGAATAGTGCCACCATTGGTATCGACTCTGAGTTCTTTAACAAAGATCATACTATTTCAAATGTTGATTTAGACACATATACTATTCCAGTTGCAGCTTCGGATGTCACTGGTGGTAATCTTACGAATCTAACACATGACTTTGTTGGTGGTTCTGGTATTACAGCTACAAGAAATATTACAGCTGATGTTGTGCAACTTGCAGTATCACAAGTTAAGTTGCCAGGCACAGAGATTGCATATCGCTGGACAGGTATGGATACAGGATATTCAAAATCTGCTGCAGTGTTCATTTCTGAAAACTCAAACTATTATCCACCTGAAAGAGAATTGATTGCAAACGAATTAAATCAAAACTTAAATCTAAACGGTGGTAGAAGTAATAATATTATTTCTGGAACATCTGCAAATGTTACTGCTAATATGTCAACAACTAGTGAATGGTTATCACCAGTTCTAGATAGTGAAAGAATTTCTTTGTGTTGTACAACTAATAAGATTAGTAATTACACACGTTCAACATTTAATGTTTCATCACTAGATGATAGAGTAGCATCTAACTCAACTGGTTCTATGACTTTCAATACTAATGGAACAATTACCAGTTCTGTAACTGCTGTTAAGGATGAATTCTTAACTCTTGACATTGGTAAAGAAATTACGGTATCTGGAACTTCAAGCAACAACAAAACATTTACTATTACTGATGTTGCAAGTGATGGTGCTTCTGTTGGAGTAACTCCAGCTCCAGCGAGTGAGACAACAAGTTCTGCTGTAATAACACAACACGAAAGATACTTAGATGGTATTGCACCAACTGGTACATCAAATGCTGCTAACTATATGACTAAGAGATTTACAGTTGAGAATCCAGCAACTGCTCTGAAAATATTGTTTGAAGCAAATCGTCCAGATCCAGCTACAGTCAATGTTTATTATAAGATTGTAGAGGAAGGGGATATTAGAGATTTCGATAGTATTCCATATAGACTTGCAACACCTGATAGAACTGATAATCCAGATGAGAACCCAGTGTTCTTTGCTGAGAGAGAATATACTATTAGTAATCTGAATAGTTTCTCAACTGCTGCGGTTAAACTTGAACTTAAATCAACTTCAACAGTTGAAGTACCTAGAATTAAAAACCTTAGAATTATTGCATTGGCGTTGTAAGATGGATAGATTAAAAGTAGAAGGATATAAAGGACTTGAACGAGATGTTAATAGTAAAGCTATTATAAACACAAATCGTTCTACTTATGAATCTTATATGAAATCTATGGAAAGCAGAAAGAAAGAAAGAGATCAATTAAGAGACACAGTTAGAGAGATAAATACTTTAAAGTGTGAGATGCACGAAATCAAATCTTTGTTGATACAGTTAATGGATAAGAAATAATGGCAGATCGTAACGTACCAGCTAGTACCACATTTGAACAGTGGAGAGTAGAGTTCAACAATCTCGGCGCAGATGTCGGTGATGTAACAGCTCTTCCAACGTCAATTAATGGAACTGCTGTATCTGATATTACAGAATCAATAGTTCAGATAGACGCTGCTTTAAGTAGTGTTCTATTTCCAAGTGTTATTGACTTTGATGACTCTACAGGCCCAAGTAATTTTAGAGTTAAGTTTGGTCTTGATGACGATCTACAACTGTTCCATGATGCAACAAATTCTCGTATACAACATAGTGGTACAGGCGATTTAATTATTAATACTATCACTGACTTAGATGTTCTTCAGATAGATGGAACTGATGGTGGTGGAGCAGATGCAGGCGATCAAATTCTCACAGAAGAAGGTTATATCATTCTTTTAGAAAGTGATGATGCTGGTGCAAAAAATAATGTTCATCTTGCATTTAATAACTCTAACAAATTAACAGTTTATTCTGGTGGTATTCAAATTAATGAAGGGTTAGATGTTACTGGTGATATAGAAGCTGCAGGAAAACTAGATGTTACTGGTAACACTAATATTACTGGACAACTTGCTATAAGTTCTTCAGGAATAACAGATATCACTGGTACTATGAATGGTTCTTTAACTTTGCCCACCGTTGGTGGAAGGATTGCAACTGAGGGATTTGGTATTGCTCTTGCAGTTGCTCTTGGATAATGATTATAAATAAAATAAAAGGAAAAGAATAGAATGGCAAACAATTTTAAAAATGCTTTTGCAACAACTATCAGCACTGATCCCGCAGCGCCGACTGATGTTTATACTGCAAACAATGGTTCTGCTGTCAATTCAATTCTTATCGAACTTGATATTGCAAACACAGGAACTTCTGCTGTAACGGTAACAGTCTTGGTAAGGGATAGTAGTGCATCTGCTAGTTTCCATATCGTCAAGAATGCTCCAGTACCAGTTGGTTCAGCGTTGAAAGTAGTATCAGGTCAGAAGGTTGTTTTGAACGGTAACGATAAGGTGCAAGTATATGCTTCAGCTGCAACAGTAGATGTTGTTGCATCAATTCTAGAAGATGTTACATAAGGGGTAGAATATGTCTAGCTATATTGGCGTAACTAATTTAAATAGAATATCCCCAGCATTTCAAAAAGAAGATTTTTTAGGGTCTGACTTGAGCACTATTACAGTTGGTGGTGTTGCTCATGCTAATGCAGTTGCATTAACACTAGAGGTGCCTGGCGGAAATACAGAAAACATACATGTAGTTCTAGACAACGTGGTACAAGAACCAGATGTTGCATATACAATTCACAATGATGCATCTGGTAATCCAAAGATTTTAAAATTTGCTGGAGCAGTTCCAGCTACCGCTTCGATTTATATGATACACAGAGGCGTTGGAACAATCAACATGAAACCACCAACTGGTTCTGTTGGTGCAAATGAACTTGCTGCAAACTTAAAAACATTTACAACAGATGTAGCTGCTGGTGATGGTTCAACAGTTGCATTTACACTTTCAGAAGAACCAGCAAATGTGTCTGCTATTATGGTTTTCGTTGATGGTATTCTTCAGAAGGCAACAACAAACTATACTCTTTCTGGAACAACTCTAACATTCACTTCAGCACCAGAAGCTGCTGCAGAGATTGAAACAAAACATTTAACAATAAGATCAGTTGCTCGCAGAAGTACAGA